AAGAATACGACAAGTTAAAAGAACAACAACACTATATTACAGATAAGTCTTTAATTGATATTATAGATAACATGGAAAGACTATTAAGAGCATTAAGAAAACATATTGTAAGGACAGATATATAATGACACCTAAACAATTTGCATTAGTAATAGAAAAACGAGCAAGTAAGAAAAGAATAAGTCACATGGAAGCTGTATTAGATTATTGTACTGAGAAACAGATTGAACCAGACGAAGTGACACATTTAATTAACAGAAACTTAAAAGAAAAAATAAAGGCAAATGCTGAGAATTTGAATTTCTTACCAAAGACAGCAACATTGCCAGTATAAGGATAAATTATGCAATCATGGAAAATAAAACCTCACACATTTAAATTTAGAGAAGGCGACAGCGATGAAAAAGGCGGTTGTACGTTTATTGGTGGTACATGGAAAGATGTTACTACAGATGAACTATTTGCAGGCAAAAAGGTAGTATTGTTTAGTCTACCTGGTGCATTTACACCCACTTGTTCAAGTGAACAGTTACCGGCATATGAGGAAATGTATGATAAATTTAAACATGCACAAGTAGATGAAGTTTATTGTGTATCAGTAAATGACGCTTTTGTAATGAATGCTTGGGCAAGAGACCTAGGTATTAAAAAAGTAAAAATGATACCAGACGGTTGTGGTACGTTTACAAGTAACATGGGTATGTTAGTAAGTAAACCGGCACAAGGTTTTGGTATGAGAAGTTGGAGATATTCTGCTCTTGTAGAAGATGGTCTTGTAACTAGATTTAACCAAGAACCAGGATATAATCATCAATCAGCAGACGCTGACCCATATACTAGGTCTGACCCACAAACAATTTTAGCAACTATTAGTCATTAGTGAGAGACGGTTATAACATATATAAAAAATACTTAGCAATCAAATTGCATTTTTCTAAAGATGATTTTGATTTCTTTAAGTACGGAGGAGAAACAAAGGCGAAGTATGAAACATTTATTAAACGTAATGATAGATATTTCTTTGTCAAGGCAGCCAGAAAGTATGGCGATGATATTGTTGATTATTTTGTTGCTAACTTCATAGGCAATAAAACAGATTATATTAAAGACTTTAGCGAAGATAATTACTATCAATGGCGAAAAAGAATAGATGGTTTAACATATTACTTTAAGTTAGATATGGAAAAACTATTAAAGAAGACAGATGGTAACTTTGATAAGATATTTAAATGTTATCGTGGTCAACACCCACCTTTACTTAAAATGTATTTGGCAAAAAAGATTACATTAGAAACATTATGTATATTAGAAACAATGCTAAACTATACAAGACAGTTTGATAAGAATATAGATGAGACTTATGTATATCCTACAATTAAAAGAAAAATGAAGAAGTATCAACCTTTCATAAAGTTTAATCCAACAAAGATGAAACTAGAATTAAGGAAGATGTTAACATGAACCCGGAAGATGAATACGGTTGGTAGATGATTAAAGGTTGTGTTGGGTTTTCGTACAAACACGGATATCCATGGATAGGACATATGATACTAGTAAGAGGAAAGAGAACATTAAACATACCATTAATATATCCGTTATATTTGCTGTTGACTTTTATGTGGAGACATGATATAATGTTTAATAAAAGTAAAAATTTATATGAATAGAGACCACCATGTCATAGGTAATGGCGAAAGTAGAAAAGATTTGAATGTAGATAATCTAAATGGCACGACCTATGGTTGTAATGCCATTTATAGAGACTATTACACAGATTATCTATTCAATAAAGATAAACCTATTCAACATGAAATACTTGATAGTGAATGTTGGAAAGATAGAAAAGTAATTGTACAGACTAAATGGTTTGGTCAAGGTCATTATAATGAGGCATACTCTACAATATTATTATGGAAAGATATATTAGGTACAAATGAATTTACAGATTGTGGTTCTGCCGTGTTAACTTTTGCAACAAATAGAGCAAAGTCATATGGTGGTGAGGTACACATGTATGGTTTTGATTTTGACAAGGCAGACGGACCTATCAACAACATATACAAAGACACACCTAATTATTCAAATAGATTAAATCAACGTAAAGGTGTAACCTCAGAATTTTTAGAAGTGCTTGCTAGAAATCCAGAAATAAATTATGTTTATCATGGTGATGAACTACCAACATTATTAGAAGTATATACAAATGTTAGATATCAAAGTTGAAGTAAGAGATTTTTCATTAATAAATTTTTTATCCTCACCTATATGTATTGTAGGTACAGATTTTCGCTTGACAAAAGCAGAAAAAGATGTTATAATGAACTCACAATATGACAAACCTAGAGGTCAATCAGAAGGTGTATTAGTAACAGAAAATCATAAAATACTAGACACACCAGAACTAGGTAGACCAAAAACATTTATAGAAAACATGACACAAAACTTTGTAAAAAGTGATTTAAAAATAAACAATGAGTTTTATATGACGCAAAGTTGGGCAACAATAAACGAGAAAAATTGTAAACATCATAATCATTCACATCCTAATACATTATTAAGTGCTGTATATTATGTAAATGCAGAAAGTGGTCAACTAGTAATTAATTCAGAAAGAAATACTTTATTTCCTAATTTTGATTTTCAGTTTGATGTAGAAGAACACAATGTATTTAATTCTAAATCATGGAAGATAGATGTAAAAACAGGCGACTTAGTAATTTTTCCAGGTTGGTTAAATCATTATTCAACATCAAATGAAAACGAAGAACCTAGAGTATTAATAGGTGCAAATTTCTTTACGAGAGGCACATTTGGTAAATATGAAAATACGGATTTATTAGAACTATGACATACGATAAGAAACTGAACGATAAAATAAAAGAATTGAACTCAACAAGAGTATTTAAAAAAATAACACCTAAGTATGATTTATCTTGGTACGTTAAATGGGTATCAAGTGTATTGATATTATTAGCAGTATCTAGTAGAGCTGCAGGTGGTTTACATATGTGGGATTTAGGGTTTAGTTTAGTAGGCACGATTGGTTGGTTATGGGTAGGTATACTATGGCATGACCGTGCATTGATTATGTTAAACGGTGCTCTTGCAACATTATTGTTTACAGGTATTATGAAGGCATTTATATGACAGATAACTTATTTGTATTAGGTAATGGCGAAAGTCGTTATGGCATATCAGTACATAATTTACAACGACAAGGTAAAGTATGGGGTTGTAATGGCATGTATAGAGATTATGACCTAGATGGTTTGATTGCAGTTGACCCTATGTTAGAACATGAAATATACAGGTCAGGTTATGCACATAAACACAACGTTTGGTTTAGAGATTGGGACAGTATGCCTGTTGAACACTATGATATGATGAAAGAAGCATTTGTAGGTAAAATGGAAAATGCTAAGATAAGAGAACATGGTGAAAAGTCAGATAGTTTTGTTATACATGGTCAAAGTGCCATACATCAAAATAGAATTACAGAAAGATGGAAAGGCGATGGTTACGAAAACGTTTATTGTACATGGTTAAACGGAGGTGACAACGTGTCGCAATTGAAAGAATTAATGGTAGATGTTGATGGCGAACCTAAGGATATGGGTTGGTGCTCTGGCGCTAGTGCTATGTATATTGCATGTAAAGTAGAACAACCAAAGCGTTGTTATTTACTAGGTATGGATATGTATAGTCAGACAGATAAGGTCAACAATCTATACAAAGGTACACAAGGTTATGTTTCTGCTGAGGAAAGTGCATTGATACCAGAGAATTGGGTTATACAAAAAGCGAAGGCAATGATGAGATTTCCAGATACAGATTTCATCAAGGTACAAGGAGAAGGATACCAAGAGATTCCAGAGTGGGAATCCGTGCCTAACGTTAGATATATGAACATTGAATTTTTTAAAAAAAAATTTATATTAGAGCTTGACAATGAGCAAGTTTTATGATATAATAGAGATATCTTATAAAGGCAATATAGTTGCAACTTTATTGCTGCTACTGGCTGAACAACAATTAAGAGGTTGTAAGGCATGGGTAGAGAGGGTTATGGGCGAATGCCTGAAGACACTCTATCTAGTTGTAAGTAGGGACCAATCTTTCATAGACATTGGACTCTTCCCGGAAGCTTGGGGGTAAACCAATAAATCCCTCGTAGCATGAGATAACTTGTATAAATAATAATGTCGCTAATATAGACAATATAAACACAACGAATACAACAAAAGGAAAATATATGTCATTCGCAAATCTAAAAAGAAGTCGTGGCAACTTTGACAAACTAACCAAAGAGTTAGAAAAAGTTGCAACTCCAACTACAAATCAAAATTCATCAGGAGACGAAAGGTTCTGGAAACCAGAACTTGATAAAACTGGTAATGGTTTTGCCGTTATCAGATTTTTACCTGCCGTTGAAGGTGAAGAATTACCTTGGGCAAGAGTATGGTCACATGCTTTTCAAGGACCAGGTGGTTGGTATATTGAGAACAGTTTAACTACACTAGGTCAAAAAGATCCAGTTTCAGAGGAGAACACGAAGTTGTGGAACTCTGGTAGTGACGCTGATAAAGAAATTGCTAGAAAACGTAAAAGAAAGTTATCTTACTTTACGAACATTTTAGTTGTTTCAGACCCTAAACATCCTGAAAACGAAGGTCAAGTTAAGCTATACAAGTTTGGTAAGAAAATCTTTGATAAGATTACTGAAGCGATGAAACCTGAATTTGAAGATGAGAAGGCAATCAACCCATTTGATTTTTGGGAAGGTGCAAACTTTAAATTAAAAATCAGAAAAGTTGATGGTTATTGGAATTATGACAAATCTGAATTTGAGACTATCTCTAAACTAAAAGAGACAGACGAAGATATTGAGAAGGTTTGGAAAATGCAAAAACCTTTAAATGAATTTTCTGCTGCTACAAACTTTAAATCATATGATGAGCTGAAAAGCAAATTTGAAAAAACTGTTTATGGCACAGGAAAATCTGAAACGGCAGAACAAGTAGATATCCCACCTGTTAGTGCTGCTGTTGAAGAAGTTAGTGAAGACCTAAAGCATGAAAGTATACCAACTCCAGAAGTTACTTCCCCTAGTAATGATGAAGATGATACTATGAATTACTTTAGCAAATTAGTCAACGACTAATCTCTCCTAGTAAGTAATATAATCACTAACGAAAGGGCGGCCTAGTGTCGCCCTTTTTTACATATAAATAGGGACATGATTACAAAGTTTGTTGAACATTTATTATTTCCTACTACAGTATATCAAAATGAGATACCTGTAAATGAAAACGAATTTACTACAATGAGGGAAATGGATTATGAGCGTATGCCTAGTGACAATGGGTATATGACAAAGTACAAACGAATTTTAACATTATTACCACACACAAGAAAAGCAATAGAAAAACACATAGAATACTATGCTTATGAAGTATTAGGTATATCTCATAGACACAAATTTGTTATCACTACAAGTTGGGTAAACAAACATGTAACAGGTGATAAGGCACACTCACACTTTCATGCTAATTCAGTTATTAGTGGTTGTTACTATCTAAAAATGCCAGAGAGTGGTGGTGGTATTTGTTTTCCTAAACCTACTAATCATAATAATTTTTTAAGTGATATGTTTAACTTTGAGACTAAAGTAATTAATGAGAGAAACACATCAGAATATAAGATAGAAGTTAAAGAGAATATGTTGATATTGTTTCCGTCTCAGACAAGACATTTTACTCAGATAAATAATTCTATAGAAGATAGATATTCACTTGCCTTCAATGTATGGGTTAGAGGTGATATGGGTAACGCTGATATAGAAAAGATTAAATTATAATGGATATATTTTTAGACATACTAACACAATTTGGTTTACCAGTTGCTGGTGCAATGGTAATGGGTGTCTTTATATACATTATCCTTAAATACATATTAGCAGGTGTTGTAGGTCAAGTTGCCACAATCACAATGTTAATCTCAGCATTAGACAATAGAATTAAAACAATGAACCACGACATGATTAAATTAGATATATTAATTAGTAGTGCTTTAAACTTACGACCAGATTTAGATAGAGTTTCCAGGTCAGATGGTAAAGAAGACGCAAGGAAAGATTGATGGTTGAAGTAGAAATAACATCACCAATTATAGATATATTAAATAGATATGGATTTGCCTCTGTAGCAGCAATTGCTATGGGTTGGTTTATCTATTTTATATACAACTTTGTGACTGGTAATATCATAGAAAAATTAGACAAGGCACAAATAACGACTATAGCACTAATAGACCGTATTAGAATGCTAGACAATGACTTAATACGTTTAAGGTCAAAACTTAATACAGTATTAGAAATGAGAGAAAATGAAGAAAATAACAGACGTAAAAAACCAGATTAGTTACCTTAATGGATTATTTCAAGGTGCCCTTGCATTATTAGTATTGTTTGGAATAGCGATATTGCTCGTATTCATCACTCAATTATTATAAATAGTAGCATGAAAAGTACACTAAAAAGTGTACTAGGGGTTATCTTGCTATGTACTTTTGTGACATCCACTAGTACATCATCAGAAATTGTCCATGAGTTTAAAAATCCTGCGTTTAGCGGCAATGGGTATAGTTCACATGTACTTTCTGTAGAACAGTTACAAGCAAACAGAAAAAAAGGTGTAGCTGATGACGCTAAGTCAGCAGCATCAGCAGCTGAAAGAGCAGAGAAGAATAAAACAATAAACAAATTTATTGCCAATGTAGAAAGTAGAATTTACGCTAATCTTTCTAAACAGTTAGTAGATAACATGTTTGGTGAAGGATGTTCAGGTACTTGTCCTACATCTGGTACTGCTGATATAGAAGGTTCTACAATTTATTGGGTCAAAGATACAACCACAGAAATAATTACATTAACAATTACTGATCCAAATGGCACGGTAACAGAAATGACCGTACCAATGGGTGATTTTAATTTTTAGGAAAGTTATGGGTGCATTAGAAATATTAAAAGTGTTAGGAGTGGTGTGTTTGTTGACTGGTTGTGCTAGTACAAATAGTGCTTATAAGAATGGCGAATTTAAAGCACCATACATAGAAGGCACAACAACAAGCAAGTTGTTAGAAGAAATACCTGATTTAGATAATCAACCACAGATAACAATTGCAGTTTATGATTTTAGCGACCAAACTGGTCAAAGAAAACCAAGTACAAAGTTTTCTCAATTATCAACGGCAGTAACACAAGGTCCTGATGTATGGGTTATCAATGCATTAAAAATTGTGAGTGGTGGTGATTGGTTTAAAGTTGTAGAACGAAAAGGTCTAAATAATTTAGTTAAAGAAAGACAATTAATTAGGTCTACTAGAGAATTATATGATGGAGAAAGTGATGTTAAAAATCAATTAAAACCTATGTTATTTGCCGGTCTTATTGTAGAGGGTGGCATAGTAGGTTATGATACTAACACACAATCAGGTGGTGTAGGTGCAAGATATTTTGGTATTGGTATCAATGAAATGTACCGTACAGACCAAGTAACAGTTTCATTAAGATTAGTTGCAGTACAAACAGGAGAAATATTATTAACTGTTAATGCAACAAAAACAATTGCCTCTTACAGTAAAGGCGGCGATGTGTTTAGATTTTTAGATATGGGTACAAGAGCACTTGAACTAGAACAAGGTTCAGCTGTGAATGAACCAGTTAGTTATGCTATACGAACAGCAATAGAATATGCAATCTTGCAGATGATATATGAAGGTGTAAATTGTGATTTATGGAAAATGCAAGGTGTAAAGGAGATAAAAATACATGAAAACAGTAACTAAAATAGTTATGTTTTTGATGATGTTAACAATGCCAGTAATGGCAAACGACATATATGTGACACAATCTGGAGCTACATTGACTTTAGATGTATTACAAGACGGACAAAACAACACAATAGGTAACAGTACAACTGCTTCAACAGTAACAGGTGCTACATCTAACTTTAACATTGACCAAATTGGTGATAGTAACGTATTAACTTTTGATATCAATGGTGCAAGTTACACAGGTACCTTTAGTACAACAGGTAATAGTAACAACATAGACTTTAATTGTGATAGTGGTGGAACAGTTAGTTCATGTGCTTCTGTAACTGCTTCAATCATTTGGGTAGGTTCTTCAAATGACCTAGACATTGATGTTGGTGAAACAGCAGACGCTACAGGTGCTGGTATTACAATATCAGGTGCTTCTGGTAGTGATAGTAATGTAATTGCAGGAACAATAGATGGTACTAGTGTTATATTTACTTTATCAGTAAACGGTGACACAAATAACTTCTTAGTTGATATAGACGGAGATGGTGATAGTGCAGGTCATACCTACATACACTCACATACAGGTTCAATCGCTGATGTAGATATCACGCAATCAGGTATCTATGATAATATGATTACACTAACAACTTCTGGAGACAATCATAATATAGATATTATCCAGAGGGATTAATAATGTCTAAATGGTTTCTAACCTTTTTCATAATCTTTTATGCTAGTCATAGTTTGGCTAGCATAGGAGAGGTAACACAAATAAAAGGTAATGGTGTTGTAGATAGAAAAGGTGGCGAAAAAGAAATCATCCTAGAAAAAGAAACAGATATATTTTCATACGATACAGTTAAAACAGGTAATGGTAAAGTTGGTATAGAATTTATAGACCTAACTAGAGTTGATGTAACTGAACATAGTAAACTTATCATAGATGAATTTGTTTACGACCCTAATACTAAAACAGGTAAACTATCATTAAAGGCAAAACTAGGCACAATCAAATATGCCTCAGGTCAGATTGCTAAAAATTCAAAACAGAATGTAAAGATAACAACACCTACAGCAACGATTGGTGTTCGTGGTACAGACTTTACAATGACTATAGATGAGATAGGTTCATCTACAATTATTTTATTACCAAGTTGTGATACAAATGGTAATTGTTTTGTAGGTGAGATAAGTGTAGAAAGTGACGCTGGTCAAGTTATACTTAATCAGGCATTTCAAGCAACTGTAGTTGACAACCTTGTAACTAAACCATTATCGCCTGTAATTTTAGATTTAGATGAAGATATGATTAACAATCTATTAATAATATCTAAACCGGCAGAGATAGAGCAAATGCAAAATGAAGAAGGATTAAATGAAGTTGCAGACGCATTAGATATTGACTTTTTACAATTTGATGATTTAGAACAAGACTACTTAGAAGAAGACGAAAGTCAATTTGTTACAGGATTAGATATAGACTTTTTAGAACAAAATTTTTTAGTTGATATTTTAAAACAAATAAACGAAGAATTGGCAAAAGCAATGAGGTCAGAATTTGATAAACAAAAATCAACAGACGGAATACAATTAGGTAGGAATGAAGTAACAGGTGTTATAATATTAGATGAGGATCCACAATGGGTTTGGAGTAGAGAAGCTGCTAGTGGGTCGTATATAGAATTAAGATTAGACAAAGAATATGGTTATGTATTAAATGTAATACAAGGTGAGTTTGAACAATATGATTTTGAATTAGGAGGTGTAGAAAATGCGATTACTATTAATCAGACTAATTAAAGAAAATTTATTACTGATATTTTTAGTATGTTTCATATTATTATTTTCATCAAAAGCATTTGCTGATACAGCTCATATAAACTATGTGTCTAGTACAAGTGACCAATACACACAATTAAAAAGTGAACTAGAAGATTTAGGTTATACGGTAACAGGTACAAATAGTGGTAGTGTAACTCTATCAGATTTTAGTAGCAAAGATTTACATATTAATATTGCGGGTGATTCAAATTGTGGTAGTAGTTGTAAGACGGCATACGAAACTTATATTGGTAATGGTGGTAATGTTATAATTGCAGGTAATGGTGTTTATAATAATAATA